CGCATGAGACGCAGCTCATCCAGAAACTCAGCCGGATCGCCGTAACAGATCGAAGGCAATGCATTTCCCGTATCGTGTTCGCTCATTGCCGTTGAGGTGCGTTTGGTGGTGCTGATTTTTTCTGGAACACCTTGGCACGCCTCGAATCGTGGAAGGAGCGCGACAGCCAGTTGTGAATACCTCGTTCCGGATTCTTCCATCGCCACTTCGGCGATTCACGCAGCTTGCGGTCGTACCACAGGTCGATACGCGTCAACTCACCCTCGACATCGAACCCTGGGAAAGCGTTTTGCCAGGATTCCATCCGTTCCGCCGAGATGCCCTTGAACATTTTGTCCGGAACATCCCATCCGATCACGCTGGTTTTTGGATTAACCAACGCGGTCTCGCGCGTATCTGATGGTTCACTGATGGTTAATGATGATTCGGGTGACACAGCTATGTCACCCTTAGACGACACAGCTATGTCACCCTTAGACGACACAGCTATGTCACCCTTAACATCAATTTTTAAGGGTGACAAAATGTCACCCTTAATCCAATCTGGATTTATACAATACTCGGCGGTATCAAACCTTCCTCTACCACCATCTGCAACTTTGATGAGCCATCCAATAGCTTCCATTTTTCTAAGCTGACGCTGCACAGTACGTTCAGATTGCACAGTCTTGTCAGCCAATAACGAAACAGAAGGGAATATCCGCGTTCCATCATCCGAAGCATGGTCAGCCAACGCCAAGGCCAGCAGACGCTCTCCTCCACCCGTTGGATACCGCTTGAACACCATCGACATCACTTCTACACTCATCTTGCGCCTCGCCTATATGCAGCCGTGCTTTTCAGCATTGGCTTTATTTCCCTGCGTTCCAATTCCGGAAGTACCAATGTTCTGGTTTGCCACAACCACCGATCAACAGTGACAAAATGCGTCGGCTCGGGAGTAATTTTCCCGATCAACTTTCCATCCAGCGTTGAATAAATAACCTTCACATCGTCGCCAAAATACTTCCTGAATAAATCTATAACCGATGCAGTTTCAGGATGATCTGCACGATTTCTTGCGGCTGAGTTTTCCGATTTTTTTGTGTCACATGGGCACATGGTCATCATCACCATTGTCATTTTTGCGCGGAAAATTTCCGCGCTCGGAACGTTTGTTTGCCCGAGCCAGGGAACTTGGCAAAGGAGTGTTGTGTTCTTGATCTGTGAACTTGGTCAACTCCCCAGCGAACGAAACAACAACCTTTCCGGTTGGCCCATTACGCTGCTTGCCAACAATGATCTCAGCCAGACCAACATCGAGAGAATCAGGGTTGTAAACCTCATCCCGGTAGAGAAAGATCACAATATCTGCGTCCTGCTCAATAGAGCCAGAATCACGCAGATCGGACATTATCGGGCGTTTGTTTGGCCGCGCTTCCAAGCCGCGATTAAGCTGAGAGAGAACTATCACCGGACATTGCAACTCTTTGCCGAGTCGTTTCAAACCACGGGTGATCTTGCCGAGCTCGATTGCGCGATTGTCTTCACCGCCCTCAGATCCCATCAATTGCAGATAGTCGATCACAATCAACGACAATCCGCCGCATTCGCGATGAATCCGTCTGGAGCGAGAACGCATTTCGGCAGAAGTAATGCCGCTATCCTCATCGATCCAGATCGGTGCGTCCTGCACCTTGCCCAACGCGTCAGTTATGCGCGACCACTCTCCATCATAAATGCGACCGGTACGAACGCGCTGAGCGTGAATCTGAGACAAGGAAGACATCATGCGCAAGCCAAGCTGCTCCGAGATCATTTCAATCGAAAAAACCAGAACGGGTTTCCGTTGAGTAATTCCCACGTTTTCGACAATATTCAAAGCGAACGCAGTCTTTCCCATACTCGGCCGACCGGCAAGAATCACCAAATCACCCGGGTGCAAACCCGTGGTCATTTTGTCCAAACCCCGGAAACCAGTGGCGAGACCAGTAACATCCGTTTCGCCTTTCAACTCATACAACTCATCAATGCGCCGAGAAACATTCATCATCACATCGGCAATGGATTGCGGCCCAGATCCATCCTTTCCAGTAACCTCAGACAATAACATCATTTTCGACTGCGCAGCATCTACAATCTCGCGCGCTTCCATGCCATTGCGTCGATAAACCAGCTCCGCAATATCATCAGCTGCAGATTTAACCCTGCGCAGTAATGCATAATCGCGGACGATCTCTGCATATCTTCGGATATTGGCGGAGGATGGAACATTCATCGCCATCGCACCTATGCCAGGCAAACCGCCAACTTGATCCAGCATCCCATGCTCTTGTAAAAACTCAGCCACAGTGATGGTGTCAACAGTTTTGGAATCATCGGCAAGACGTGTAACTGCGCGAAAAATGGCGCGATGTTCACGAGCGAAAAAGTCTGCCTCCACGATGACTCCGGCAATCTTATCTATGCCTGAAACATCCATAAGAAGCGCACCGATCACTGACGCCTCGGCATCCATGTTGTTCAATGGTTCGCGAGTATCAGTCATGATGCCAGTCTAAATAGAGATACTGCCTTCCGGCCAATGCTTACGCTATGCCTATGCTTGCGCACAGGCAGCTGCGGACGTCCACTCTTGAGGAGGCGAGAGGATTTCATTCTTAGATCGAAGTGCGGGTTCTTAAGTTTTCAAGCTGCCGCATCGCCTTATTCAGCGTTTCGGTCGCTCCGGAGATGGCCTCGACCAGCTTCACTTCCTCATCCTTGGGCGATACACGCGCCGGTAGCATTCGCAAAACTTCATGGCAGCGATGATCTGGCCAAAGGTCAGGCGCTCGTCTTTGTCATGGCTCAGGCACGATTTCAGACGTGCATAGGCTGAGTCCGGCTTCAAGTGGGGGAACAAAAAACCGGCCAATCTCTTGCTGTTGCTGATCATCAGATTCAAAGCTTCGAATTCGTCGTCAAACCACATTTGCTGTTGCATCCCGCCTCCTTCCCCGGCACCCCCTAATAATTAGGGGTCGCTAGGGGTGCTTTAAAAAGTTGAAAAAAATAGGATGCGATCCATGCAGACCAACATCCCATCGAAAATTACTTGCTTGCGCGGGCGCGCATTACGCTGCCTCCTGCTGCTTTGCAGCATTGACGGCGAACAAATCCGGCCGCAAAAGTTTGAGCGTCTGCCGCCTCGCCTTCGGGATCCCTTTCGTCCTCCACTCAGATACTGAGGCTGGTTTTACCTCGAACAATTTGGCAACGGCACTCGTGCCGCCCAGCTCATCAATTATTTTTGAATCGTTCATGGACGACATTTTAGGCATGCCTAATTGAACAAGTCAAGGCATACCTAATTTGCTAAATGTTAGGCTTACCTATATGGATACTTGGAACAAACGGATAACCTGCAAAGCTGTCAAAATCAGAACTTGCCCGGTTAGCGGGAGTTTCTAATCCTACAGTTTCCGATTGGGAGAGCGGAGAGATAAAAAAACTTGAGGCGGAGAATCTGCTTAAAGTTTGCGATGCCTGGATCATTTTCTTTGGCATCGCTTTCGTGATCTACAAAACCATCAATTACGGCGAAATATCCGAAACAGGGAGCATGATCTGCCAGAATTGCGGAACTCGCGGCACCCCTAAAAAAATTACCAAGGGGAGCGTGAGCATTGAAATAGTTCTATGGCTTTGCTTCCTGATACCAGGACTGATCTACTCTCTCTGGCGTCTATCGACCAGGCATGATGCCTGTCCTAGTTGCGGGATTCCGGGAATGATCAACGTGAATACTCCTAACGGAAAGCAGCTCGACCAGAGATTTCAGCAAAAATAATCTGAACTGATTCTTTCCAAAAAATAGCCGCAGCTAACCCCTGCGGCTTTTCTTTTTCCTGACAATTAGGCGTGCCTTAACTTTCGCTTGACAGTTTCGTTAGGTATGCCTAATATTGTCTCCAGTCACCCAAACGGAGGCAGCGATGGAAACCAAAGACGGGCAGCACACCAGAAGAAATCACCGGATATATCAGGGCTCGATAACCGATAGCGTTCAGGTATGCACCAGCTGGTGGCAAAAAGATTATCCGAACGGATCATCAAAAATATCATCCATCATCACCATCAATACCGGCTGCGCAAATCTGCATATCGACATCAGTGCCGCCGAAGCGCGGGCGCTGGCAGCCAGCCTCATTGCACATGCAAATGATGTCGAGGCGACACAACAGCAGATCGACCTACTCGAGTCGATGCCAGCATGAACTCCGCCGCCGAGCGCCAGACCATCACCGCAGATGAATTGCATGCTGCGTTCAAGGCAAAGCCTTTTGTACGCATTGCACTGGAAATGACTGCGCTGGCGATGCGCAATAAAAACAAATAACAAAACGACAGGGAGCCATTATGCAAACGATAGAACAGCGTGTTTTGAAAGTTATCTCCAAAGAGACCGATTGCCGGATTCAACAGGCTCACATCAAGCCTGAGCATGAATTGCTGCACGACCTCAATCTTGATTCGCTCGATTGCACCTGTCTCATGATGAAACTGGAAGAAGAGTTCGTCATCAGCCTGGTCAGCAACAAGTTTTCCGAACTCAAGACCGTTGAACACGTCATCGACCACATCGTAAACGTCTGCAGAAAGGCAGGCGCGGCATGAGACAAATCAGCCAACCCGACGGCTCCTATGCCTTACTGGTCGATGAAACAGCGCGCATGGAGATCGCACGCCAGCTTGCGGAAGCCGCAGGGCATTTAGATGATCTAAAAAACTCGGATCAATCACTTGTATCAATTTCTGAAACCCGTATCCAGGCAACCAGGAGCATCCTGCATCTCCACCGCATCGCCTATCAATTCGCCGGTGATCGTGCGCACGAAATCTACGACGAAAGCGATGGAAGCGAAACCGATCTCGAACAACAGATGAGGCAGACATGAGAGCGCTTCTCTATAGATTCACCATGAGCAGCCATAAGGGTCGCAGCGTTCACCAGATCATTGCGCATTGCCCAGTCGAAGCGATTTGCACGGGGATTCGTATCAGCCCGGCAATCTCTGGCCCGGTGCACATCGTTTGTAAACCCATCAGGAGGGTTGGATCATTTCTGGCGTTTAATCACGGCGCAAAGACATTTGAACAAAACGAGGGAGACAACAAATGAATATCTGGTCGCTCATCCAGCGCACTCAATGGCGAATCTCTCGTTTCATCAAGCGCCTTACTGACTACAACTATTACCGCGATCTCGGCCAGAGCATGGCCGAAGCCTGGGAAAAGTCAGGACGGACATTATGAGAAAATATTCCAAGCGCACTGTCCGTCCGCTGCTAGATCCAATGGTCTGGATCACCAAGCGCTCCCCGCTGGCCAACGACCAGCAACGCGACATCGGCATCGCCTATCACGCCAGCCTGCAGGCCATCCTGCGCGGCCACGGCAATGCACAGGCATGGGCCACGCTGGCATGTTCTCTCAACATCGCCCTGATGCTGTGCGAGCAAGGATTCAGCGCCGGGCACATCGACGATATAAAGCACGCGCAGACCGCCATGCTCACTTGCCGCACCCGTGCTGAGATCCACAATAAATACGGCTTCACCGGCGACGAAGCGCGCCTGGTGATGGCGGCCTGCAACATTCAAGATGAACAGATCAGCATGGCCAGCAAAGGCCAGGGTGAGGTTTATGTATGACCGAACTCATCCTCTTCGCCAGCACCTTCGTACTCGTCTTTGCACTCGGCCTGCAATCGCTCAACGTCAACAACGGCCACCACTACGCCGCCGCCGTCACCAGCTTCGCCATCGGTGCGATGCAGATGGTTCTGTTCAAACTCGCACCCAACGCCAGCTGGACGGAGATTGCAGCGTTCCTGTTGGGCGGTCCTTTCGGCATCACCGCATCGATGTGGGCGCATCCGCGCCTGGCACGAATTCTTAAACGTATCAACCACAAAGGAGCAAAAGCATGAATGCACCAATCGCACCAGAATTACTCGCCGCACTCGATCTAAAGGATGGCGAAAAATACGCCTTTGGCATCACGCTGCCAGATGGCAAAACCACTCATACCATCCTGCTTCCAGTCGATGAAGAGGTCGATAGCTGGGATGCCGGCATGGAATGGGCAAAGAATCTTGGCGGTGATCTCCCGGATCGCGCTGAGCAAGCGCTGTTCAATAAGTACATGCCGGAAGAATTCCAGAAAGATGCCTACTGGTCGAATACGCAGCACGCCGGCGACTCGGGCAGCGCCTGGTATCAGGGTTTCGACAACGGCTACCAGGGCAGCTACTACAAGAGCTGCGAGTGCCGAGCCCGCCCCGTCCGCAGAGTGACCATTTAATTATTCATCAATTTAACTATTCAGGAGTTCAAATGAACGCAATCACCGACCCCAGCCTTCCCTTAATCGGTACACCAATGCCCGGTGGCTTCTTCGCCGGCACCGTCATGGTCAATGGCCAGCGCCGCGCCATCATCTTGTCGACGAAGAAAATCGGCATAAAAGGTGCATGGCACGAAGAAGAGATCGATGTACCCGGCGCGAAGTCCTACACCGACGGCATGGCCAACACGCTGGCCATGGCGGAGGCTGGCAGCGGCTTGGCCAAGACGACGCTGGAGCTGGAGATCGACGGCCAGAAGGATTTCTACATCCCATCACAGGACGAACTGGAGATCTGCTACCGCGCATTCAAGCCGACCACCCAGCAGAACTGGTGCTATGTACGCTCAGGTATCAATCTGAGCGCACTGCCGCCCACCTATCCCTACACGCCAGAATTTCCCGTACAAACCATGCTGGACGCCTTCAAAAAAGGTGGCGAAGAAGCGTTCGAAGAGGAAGCGTACTGGACCAGTACGCAGCACGCCGGCCACTCGGACTACGCCTGGTCTCAGAATTTCCTCAACGGGACCCAGTACGACTACCTCTACAAGAGCTGCGAGTGCCGAGCCCGCCCCGTCCGCAGACAGCCAATTTAACCATTCAGTCATTCATCAATTCAGGAGCTACCAATGACCGCAACTACAACGCTTAAAATCGATGACGCTGAAATCACCGTCCCGACGTCTGCACTTTTCCGCGCATGGTTCGAGCGCCATCTTTGCCAACCCGGCAAGCCATCCTTCGCGATCCCGGCCGCGAGGTCGGGCGAGCGCTATCTTGGATCGATCATCGAACCGAGCGGCCGCGTGCGCCACACCTTCCTGATGCCGGGCGACGTAAAGAAGAACTGGAACGACGGCATGGCATGGGCCAAGGATCTCGGCGGCGATCTGCCCGACCGCATCGAGCAGGCCATGCTCTATGCCTATATACCGGACGAATTCCAGAAAGATGCCTACTGGTCGAATACGCAGCACGCCGGCTACTCGGACCTCGCCTGGTTTCAGGATTTCTACTACGGGAGCCAGGGCGACTACAACAAGAGCTGCGAGTGCCGAGCCCGCCCCGTCCGCAGAGAATTCAGTGATTCAGTCATGCGTTGTTTGCCAAGGCTGTAGGGGTTCGGCTCACCTACAGGGACTTATGTATGTAATTCCCATAAGTTGTGGGGCGAGCGAAGCGAGTCCCGCACGAACGACGGGTTCGACCCTGGTACTACGGAGAGCAAAATGGAATTAGCTTTTTATTTAGGATTGCTGATGATTGGCACAGCTATTGCGTTGGGTTTGGAAAAAATATCAAACTCAAATTCGCATAAGAAGCTTTTGCAATCCGAAGTATCAAGATGGGCAAATAGCGCATTGCCGTCTGGAGCAAACCATTTGAAAAAGCTGGAGCAAGAAATCGCTGAGCTTAAAGATGCGCCGAGCGACAAAATGGAAATGGCAGATGTCGGACTCTCGCTAATGCTCCACGCAGAAAAACATGGTGTTGATTTGATATTGGCGATGCGAGAGAAGTTTGAAATTGTAAAAGAACGCAAATATGGCCCCCTGGATGCGGACGGAATATCTCAGCATATAGAGGGGTCGAACGAAAAGGTAAGCGGCGGAGCGTAGCGGAGTCCGCCTTGACCGCTGGGTTGGGCGTGAATTTTTAAGAAAGGTACGGATATGAAGATTTTTGAAATGAATGATTGTGATTGGGTTGTTGCTGAGAGCTTGGAACAAAGCAAACTTGCATATCTGAAAGATTACAGCGATGACGTTGAAGATGCTCGGGAACTCACAGACAGTGAACTTGATACTTTAATTTTCACTGACCGCGACGAAAATGAAACACCAACAGGCGATAAGCGAACCTTCCGTGAACAATTGGCAATTGAGGTTGCGGCAGGAGGTACTTTCCCGCGCTTGTTCGCAAGCACGGAATATTGACGCCCAACGCAGAAATCAGGGGCTAGACGGGCTTTATCGGCTAGTCCCGCTGGATTGACGGGTTATGCCCCGTCTTTCGATGAAAATATATTTTGATTTAGGTATTGACTTTAATATAAATAGGACTATACTTCTTTCAACGGTTAGCGATTGGCGCGAACCGAGAAAAAGGAGAATTAAAATGTTAACTAAAAAAGACCGCGACACATTCAGGCTCGCATTGGCATCACTGAATTGCTACACAATTACAGATGTTTCAAAATTGGACATCGACGACATGATTACCGATGAACAGATCGTGGAGACAGCGGAAACAGTAGAGCATTATTTTGAAGCTCGCGGACGCAGGCTGAATCGCAAGGGCGAGCGCCCTGAAACGCCTTATGAAAAAAACACCACGCTGATCGGCGATGTTTACAAATGGGACGACGTGCAATCTCGCAAGGGCGCTCGGCGCGGAACACTTTATTTGATGGATTTAGGTAACGCCCGCGCAGTATATTTTGATGGCGAATCATGAGCGGCGGAGAACGAAAAGGCGCAGGGCGCAAGCCCTCCCCGCCTGAACTGAAAAAGATTCCGGTGGGAGTGAAACTCCCACGCTGGCTTGTGGAGTGGATGCGCGTACAGCCGGAGAGCCAGGCTGTGCTGATTGAGGAGGCTTTAAAAAAGCGGCACAAATTGAAACCGCCCGAAGGGGCATAACGAATGAGTTGTGGGGCGAGCGCAGCGAGTCCCACACGAACGACGGGTTGGGCACCGTCGTAACTACAAAGAAAGGGTTTGATATGAGCAAAGCGATTGATGATGTTGTGGCGGAGCGGAAGCGGCAGATTAAGGCCGAGGGCTGGACTGAAGCGCACGATGACCAGCACGATGACAGGAGTTTAGCGCTTGCGGGAGTGTGCTACGCGAAACAGTACGTTGGCCTTGCGTGGTTACTCGAAAGCTACGAAAAAGAAGAAGGCGAAGAGAAGTATCAAAACGAAGAGTTGCCGGATGAGTGGCCAACTTCCTGGCACGAGGACTGGTGGAAGCCGAAGAACCCGCGCCGTGATCTGGTGCGCGCTGCCGCACTGTTGATCGCAGAGATTGAGCGGCTAGACAGGGCTGCAACGAAGGTGCCCAACGAGTAGTAGACACCTAAATCGGTGCCTATCCTGTAGATGACCAAATTTTACACAAAAGACCAAGGAAGCTAGTATGCGCGCCATGGGACGTAAACCAACCAAGAACCTAAACCTGCCACCACGCATGCGCGCCCGCGAACGGCGTGGAACTACTTGGTATTACTACGACTGTGGCGGTAAGCCTCGCAAAGAGACGCCCCTCGGCAACGATTACACCATAGCCGTCGGCAAGTGGGCCGAGCTGGAAGGCGGCGATACCAGCACCGGCAGCATTATCACCTTCAAAGACGCGGCCGATACCTACCTGCGAAAGGTCTTTCCGGCAAAAGCCGCGCGCACCCAAAAAGAAAATCTGTTCGAGCTGGAATCCCTGCTCAAGTTTTTCAACAATCCGCCAGCGCCGCTGGACAATATAAAGCCGATTCATATTCGCCAATACATGGACTGGCGGATCGACCAGACAAGCTGGCCGAAGCCATCCGCGCCTTCCAGTTCCGCGACCTCCGCGCCAAAGCCGGAACCGATAAAGCCGAGTCCACCGGCGACATCCGCCAAGCCCAAAAACAACTTGGCCACACCACTATAGCCATGACCGAGCACTACACCCGGGATCGCCGCGGCGACCTGGTAAACCCTACTAAATAAGGAATAAAAATGAAACATTACGGACTACAGCATACAGCAACAAAAAAATGGTTAATGGACAGCGGCGGGATAATTTTTTGGACTACCAGCAAAAAAGTAGCTGAAGAACAGCTGAAGCTGACCAATACACCTCCAAATTTTAAGGTTTGTGAATTTGTTGATGATAATGAAACTAACTAAGTTTATTGAAAATCTGCATGGATGCAAATTGATTCCATGGCAGAAGAATTTGGTAGATTTTCTGGAGAGACACCCACAATCTGCTACTTCTATTCATTGGCATCGCGAAAGCAGAAAAAAAAGCAATTCCTGTTCCGCAAAAATTACTAACACCCTGTAGTTATTGGCTTACAATTCCTCCCTTTTCGCAACTTTGCGGAACAAAATCATGCCTGCAACCAGCGCCAATACTTCAAACATATACCGGACTTAAAATCCGTCGCTGTGAAAACGGCATACCGGTTCGATTCCGGTCTCGGGCACCATATACAATAAGGATTTTAGCGTTTTTAATTCTTCTATGAAAACGTGAATTCTGTTCCGCAATTCCTGATCTGTTCCGCAATTCCTAAATTTTGACAAAAAAAAGTGGCTGGTCCGTGTTGATAATACGGGCCAGCCACCTCTTGTTTAACGCCTGAATCACTTTTAAATCCATCCCATCCAATCCGCAAACAGCGTCACCAGCAACGCCATGCCGGTAATGAATGAAGTATCACTAACGATCTCGATCAGCATAATGCAACCTCCGCCGCTCGGCGCAGGGTGAGACCGCGCAGTACCCTTCCGCCCGCCTTGTTCCACTTCATAAGCTCGCGCGGCACGTCCTCCCAGCGCTCACCATTGATACGTTTGCGCAGGGTGCTGATGCGCAGGTTTCCGCTGCCGAGGTTAAAGGTGAAGTCGATGATGGCGGCCAGGCGATCCGGTGTGTTGATGCTCGGGCATAGTTTGATGACGGCGGGGAGATAAACCGTTTTCACCATCAACAACAGCAGCTGCTCGGCACGCTCCCGGGTGATGGGAGGATCGTTCAGGCTGACGCTGTGGCCATTCTCGTAATAGGTCGCCCCGCAGCCGATTGTAGGCACGCCGGCCGGGCACAGGTAGGGAGTGAGAATAATTCGCTCCCACCGGCGCGCAAGGGCGCAGGCAACTTCGACCGCCAGCGGAATGTTCATTTTCCGCGCTTGCCCAAAGAGCGGTCGGCCACATAGATGCCGAGGATGGCGCTGAACAGATCGCGGTGCCAGTCGCTCATGTTGAAACCGAGTTGGCAGATCTCGCTGACGATCATCACCGTGGCCACGGTGGCCAGCATGGGGCGGATCGCACCATTCCATGCGTCGATCCAATATACGCCTGTTTTACGCCCGACGGCGGCGACTGCCTCCGCCCACGCGCCAACCTCCAGGCGCGTTGAATCTGCCTCTGCCTGCACCTGGATGACCTTTACGCCCAAATCGGCCTGCAGCCGTTGCGATTCCATATTGCGCGCATGCTGGGCAGCATCGAGCGCTCCCTGCACTTGCATGCGCTCGATCTCCATCGCCTGCTCTTGCTTGCGCGTTAAATAGGCGGAGATCTCGCCCCAGATCATGCGGAATGCGGTACCTCCAAAGAAAGACAATAATGCGCTCATCTATTCGCCCTCCTATCAAAAAAGAACCACCCAGCCACGCCGATCAACAGCAGATATTGCCCACACCCCCACCCCAGCAAGACCCCTACCGCGCCGCCGACAGAGAGCGCGATCGATGCCGAGAATCCGACGAACTTGAAGTGATGATCTAACTTATGCCGGTTTAGCGTTGCGGCCAGGCCGATGCCACGCCAGAAGATGACAGCGGTGGCGGCGAGCATCAGGATCAGAAACGCGATCTTCATCATGATCAGGCTCCTTTCACTTTTTTACCGATGGCGGCGATGGCGATAGGCACGATACTCGGCGTGACCGCCCCGATCAGCAGTGCCAGCGTCAGACGCAGTTCCTCGGTTATGCTGATGCCTGATATCGCCGAAGCAACCCACTGCGCGGCCACGGGTGAGCAATAGGCCGCCAGCAACGATGACAACAGCACCGCGGCGACGGCTTTAGGCCTGTCGTCAATCTTCTTCAGCATGATCGACGCAAGAAAGGCAGCGATCATGCCCAGTACCAATGCATCGATCTGCGGAACAAAGAACGCGAACGGCAAGGCCGTCCCCGCCCCTATCTTTGCCCCCGCCAATGCTGTCGAATTCGGCTCAGCCATCTAACCCCCTTTTTTCAGAAATAAAAAAGCACCCGAAGGTGCTCTGTTTTTTTCGTATGCCGCAAATCTACGCCGGCAAAACCATAACCGGATAATTCAACATCCAAAGATGCTGCGGCGTGATCCGGTGCATCACGCCATCCCGAAACACCGGCAGCCCGCCAGCCTTTATCACCATCGCCACATGTTCCGAACACCACCACCTGGAATCATCCTGCCAGTCTCGATTGACGCCCAAGCCGAGCATTCCTATAGCGTCGTACGGCTTTCCTATCTGCGCCCGCGCTGCGGCTATTGCCGCGGCCTCGTCCGGGCAAGGAACATCTACAACTACCCAGCGCGGATGCGCCGCGAGCACATCTGCCAATGCGGCCACCCTTACCTTGGGCCATACCGCCTCGATGACTTCCGCACCGTCGATGATCCCAACGTGCGACCAGTCAGACCAGGTGACGGTGCGAATGCCACGAGCTACGACCTTGTCCGAAGTGCAGAACAGGATTTTCATAACGCCACCATATTCATACCGGCCACACCATCGCCGGAAGCTCGGCAATCAACTCTGCTTTTGTCGGAACTGTCCTCAATCCTGCTACAACGTCTGTCTGAACTTTGATGCTATGGGCATAACATGCATCCATCCACTGACCGAATGCGATTGCTTTGTTCTGCCATGGATTGGGATAACCGGCCCGCATCGTGCAGGTTATGCGCGAGTCCCACATATCGGCATGAGCTACAGCTTCGATATGTTGGTCAACGGCGGCTTCGAGTTCAGCCAGTTTGAGTGCATTAATTTCTGCGCTAGTTAAAGGATCGGCAGGAAGTGCCGCAGCCAGTTCATCTGCCGGAATTGCAGATATTGCACGTACCTCATCGTGCCCAACCGATATGTTGCGAGTGGCGGTGATGCCGTTTCTATCGAGTTTCCAGAGCATTATTCCTCCCGCAGGAAATATGAAATTGACAATGTTCCAGTAGGAGTGCCAGTTTTTACCCATACTAGACTAAACCCATCCGCGTCCATGGTTGCGGTCGCTACCACATAGCTTCCACCGGCGGGTATTATGGTGATGCAGTTTACAGCGTCAGCTGCACACCATGTCGCGACATAACCGACATAGGAATTAATATTTTCAACACCGTTTGAGATACCATGAGACGAAACAACCGTCCCGTTAATTGTCGCCAGAAACGTGGCACTCCTCGGTCGGAAATTTATGCCGGTCGTGGATACCGTACCACTCGCTGCGGAAATATCTCTGGTTATGATGCCAGCCTTGGTTCGCCACTGTTTCGCGGGTACATAATCAAACAAGATGCAAGTCGTAGCCGTGAGCATGTAGACGCGGAACGTATCGTTTGCGGCTGTGGTGATGCTTGTTGCGCCTTGAATGATATTCAGCCCAGCGCCGTGTGTGATGATGCCTGCGCCCGATGCGCGACAGTGGTAGGTTAATCCGGCAATACCGTTGAACGCGCCGATAGTTGTACCAGTATCACTCAGTGTGCCGTTGAGCGTAGTTCCTAGCGTAGTTGTGGCAGCGCGAGTCCATGCGGTTACGGCTTGGTCTACTTGCACCGCATTCCCCGCGGCAACACCCAGCGCGAAGTCCAGATCATGGATCAGGAATGCGCGGTGATCGGTGTAGCTGGTCACCGTGCTGGCGCCGGTGGCGATCGCGTACAGCCGCATGTAGACTGCCACGTTGTTCCAGTTCGTGGTGGCGGTAGATACGCTTACCACCCCGGTCGTCCGATTCGCCACCACATAGTTGGTTGTGCTGGCAGTCAGCACCAGCGTGCCATTCGCTACCGCTGTCGGCGTCCCGCTGATATTCAGCATGCCGCCGTAGTAGCCCCAGGTCAGCGCTGTAGTCGTAGAAGCGCGGCGGCCGTATAGCACGGCGGGAGAGCCTGCATCGAAGAGCGCATTGGCCGTCACTTCTTTGGCCGCCTGTGCCGCAGCGATCAGATCCAGTATTGATGTGCTGCCACTCATATAACTCCCCTCGCTCCATAGCCGTTGCCAACTACAGAGGACACTTGATAGACGATGAAATAGACGGGATTGCCCGGAGTCAATCCGTCCGTGGTTTGTTGTGCTGCCGTGTAGGTCGTGG